AAATTTGGCAACTGTAATTTGGGCGGCTTGAAGAAACTTCAAGAAAAATTAAACAAGGTGCAGCAATCGGACATGGACGCATTTTTAACCGCTTGCGCGAAAGAACTTGCCGCCCGTCTATTGCGTGAGGTTATCCGCTCTACCCCCGTAGGCGATTATTCAACGGAAGTTGAAGTAACTGCAAAGAAGGATTCCAAATACCACAAAAAGGGCGAAACCTATACTAAGCGCGTAAACAAAACCGGCAAGACGGGCGGCACATTGCGCCGGGGCTGGACTTCCAAAACCCATAAGGAAGCGGAACAGGGGACGGGCAGCGGCCTTTCCAGTGTGG